ACATTTGTGGAGTTGCGGAAGGTGCGCCACCTGGTAAACCGCCACCTGTAGGTGGAGGAGGTACTGGAGTGGACATACCTGGGATTGTTGGTGCTTGTGCCATTGCTTTGCCTTCAGCCGTTGCACCACCAGCTTGGGGTAATGTTTGCAACATCTGCATAATTTCAGTAGGTTGCAATTCGTTAGTCTTGGATTTCTTAGGTCCAATAACTTTGTTGATTGTGCCGATTGCATTAAGGATTGAACGACCTTCTTCAGAATCAGATCCTACGGCTGGTAACGCTTGTTCTAGCAAGTCTTGTGCCATTGACAAGTTAATCATTGCTGCTTCACGGTTACCCATTTTTGGTTCTGGAGTACTCATTGGAGAACCCATAGGAGGAGCAGAGTTTTCAGACATTCCTTGCGGAACTTCTGGAGCTTCAGGCATACCACCTGGAGTAGCACCATCCCGTTGGGATTTAATCATTTGCATCAACTGGTCTGAAGGTACGCCCATAACTTTTCCTGTTAAGTTTTCAATAATCGTAATCTTAATACAACACTTGTCAAGTGGGGGGATATATTTTGCTTCCCTCCCCCCAGGGAGGGTATTCGGTCAGTCCGAAGTAATCAGAGGGTTTTAGCCCTCATACGATTACTTGCGTGCTTTACGACCTTTGCGTTTAGTGCGTGCCATGTGAATTTCTCCTAATAGCAAGACGGTCACCTATTTATAGGGTAAGGCAGCCACAACCCTTTTTCCTCACGGAAGGAAACGAATTAACGCTTAGACTTGCGTGACTTTTTGTGAGTTTTACGCACAATAATCTCCTAGTTATTAACTATCCCCTAATTGCCCTACCGTAATTCCGAGTTTTAGGACTACGATCAAAACTCTGAACTCCTTGTACACGATACTGCAAATTCGGTCCTTTTTCACCACGCTTGAGTGATTCAGTAGTTACTCTTGGCTGATCTGCCTTTGGTTGTACATTACCTTGTGCCATTACTGCGCTCCTTCTTTCTTAGAGTGCTTCTCTTTTGGCGCTTGAGCTGGTGGCTGTGGCTGTGAAGCCTTTTGCGCTTCCATCTTCTTCAAACGCTGTATAAGCAATTGTTTACCTGGAGCTTCCACCATGTCAAGTAAAGATTCTTTATCAATTGCACCTGCTTTGTACAGGTTAAATGCCAGTTGTTTTGTATCTTCAGTAAAGATTGGGCTGTTTGAATGTGCATCTACCTTGACTACATAATCGTTGGTAAATTGCTCAGCAATAAACGGTACATCTTCAGTATCTTTGTAATGAGTTGGATCGTAGGCTTGCATGAGCTTGAGGTACAGTGTTGCGACCTTTTCCAAGCTATCTTCCACAATCAAAGCCCGTTTTTTAGCTCTTGAGCTACCAAGACGAGCTAATTGGCTTGCATGACCAGCAGAGCGAACACCAGATTCGCCCTTTCCTTGCAACACATTGCCAATACCAGAAACTTCTTCAAACATGGCGCTGATCTCATGGATCACTTCAAACAGATCAGGTGGCATCTGTGGTGCTAAGCGCTCTGCTTTAGCATTAGGCATATCGGAACTTAATAAACCGCCTGGGCGATTTAATGCAAAGTTTTTCTCATCCAAAATGCCAGAAAAGCCAGTTAATGCTGTTGGAGGGCTAACTTGCTTGGACAATAGATCCAAAATCTCTACCCAACGGACATTGAGCAATACTTGGAGTTGCATGAGTTTTTGAACTTCAGATGCACCCCAGAAGTAGTTTGGCAATGGGTTAGGACAGATTTGTACAAAAGGACACTCGCCTTTTAAGAACAAAGATGCGCCTGGTCGGTCATAAATAATGACATTAGGCGCTGCCATTGTGACTACTTGATAGTCAGCAGTTTCATCATTCCACACCCACAGCTCAGTCATCTCAACGGTATCTTCACCGACTTGTGGCTTGTAGCGATTTACACCATACAGATCAAGGTTTACATTACCGTAAATCGTAGGGTTTGTTTGTGACATCACAATACGGTTTACTGCTTCAGGGATCTCAGATTCAGATACCCGTGTTCCAGTAGTAATGCGTTTTACGATGTCATCACGCTTGGGATGGGAATACAGACGGGCATATAGCTCGGACTTGGTAATGTAGTAAGTTTGGACAAGGGCTTCTTGCCTGTCTGTATAAGAGATGTCCTCCCTGAGAACACCAATAGAATCAGGTTCAATCAGGTAAGGGTTAATACCGTTGTTGTAAACGAGCTTAACAAATGTGGTGTTGTAAACCAATGCCCATGTCAGTGCTGTAGAAAACACTTGGTCTGCATTGGAGTTTAGCCACTCATCATTGAGGGCTTGAGTTAATCGTGGTGTCTTGCGTTGCTCAGCTTCATGAACTGATGCGCCTAGCTGTAGAGAAAAGCGAGTAGTTTCAGAGCTGTAAAGGAAACTGGTGAGTTGATCTAAGTGAGGATTGATCTTATTGAAGTACGCTGGTGGTTCTTCAGGACCAGCGCCAAACAAATAATAAGCCCGCTGAGTGGTGTAATCACCTTTGCGGGCTTCTTTCGATACCAAGCACTTGGCAATAATGTCTAAGTAGAAATCTTCTCTTGCTTCAGGGCTTGACGGTATTCTCATCGCTTAATCTGTAAGTTATCAGGATCTCTCATTGTAGAGCTTGGATCAATTGTAGGTCCTTTTATAACTCCAGCTTGTTGCGGTGTCAAGCCCACTTGTTCATCTCGTACAGGTTTAATTGCACCACCTCGCAGAAGTGATTGCATATTCAATCCTTGGAAGCCTTGCGAACCACCTCCCCAGATAGCAGCATCGCCTGGTCTTGCTTCTTTTGGCGCTTCGGGTTGCGGGATGGGTTTTCTGGAGAGCTTGTCTTTGTCAACGCCTTTTTTACGGGTTGCGTACTTTTCGGCTTGCTCGTATTCTTTTTCGGTGAACTTGTTTTTCTTGGTGAGGAAGCCTTCTTGGTGTTCGCCTTCCCTTGTGGTTTTGATGTCGGACATACCAAATTCCATTGCAAGTTGCTTGGTGGACTTGTCGGTAAATTTAGTTTTTGCACTAATAAGGTTTGGAGCTTGCAAAAATACGACCATAACTTCTTCATGACAATCCTTCATTGGACATTGTGGTTTACGGGCTTCAAAATATCCGTGTTTCGGACACTTGTAATCATTTACTACTGCCATTGTTATTTCCCCTTCAGTTGCTCGTCAAGTGTTAAATCTGAATAATCATGTCTTGGCTTAATACCAAGGTTAATCTTAATCTCACCATTAACCAATGTCAATTTAGTAGATTTATGCAATACAGGCTTTGCTTCTTTGCGGTATTGAACAAATAAACTGCGATCACGGTTCTGCATGATGGCTACTTCGCCACCAATCCACTCTTGATACGCTTTAGATACCCGTCTTTGCACATATACGGTCAATGGTTCGGTTTCATTTAAGAAAACATCCCGTATATGAACTACAGACAGACCAGCTAACTCAGCAAACAGTGGAATAGAGATACCACGCTCTTTATCTTGTAAAAAGCGCTTAATAATCCGTCTTAGCTCAGATCTACTGTGGATTTCCGTTGGAATTGCCATATACACCTATTCTTTTCAAGTAATCTGACACATTACGCCCTACAGTAAGCTGTTCAGGGGTGAAATCATCTTGTACACGGGATATTCGCTTAGTTAGCTTTTGAGCTATTAACCTTGGTTGCACTTGTTCAGCATAAGCAGCGCAAGCTAGGGCAGTAGCAATTACCCGATCATCCTTGTTGCGACCTGATGCTTCAATAGATGATCCATCACGGATAGTGGTTTTCATTTCCTCGATGGTGTCAATATCGTAAATGTCGAGCATCCCACGCTCAAAATAATCCTTCATGTAGGTCAACATACGCTCTTTAGTCGCTGCCGTAGTCATCCATCCGATAGAGTTAGACAGTCCACCAATGGTGTCGTTCCTACGCCAGATGTAATTTTGCATATTGCCGTACACATCCATGAGGTCTTTACCCAAAGCTGTACCCATTGCAGCAGCTTGACGCTTCAGATTTCGCAGTTCATTGATGACAGCCTGACCTGGACCATTGATTTCAAGGTTCAGCGTAGAGTTTTTGTAAGCGCCAGCAAGGTGGGCAATCACCCAAGCAAACTGGTAGGTGTTCATTTCAGAGGTGGCAAATGAAGCCACTTGCTCAAGCCCGTCTGCATATACCCGCAACACCTGAATACAAAATCTATCAGCCCAGTCGCTAGATCCATAAGCAGGATCAGCACCGATAACATAATAAGCAGTGTCCACAGGTTCTTCCCAAATCTTGAGCGTGGCAAGACGCTCAGTCGATTTAAGGACTTCCGTGTCGTGAAAGTTAACTCCAAAAGAATATCTATAGGATTCATACGGTATCTTCTTCAGTTTTTTCATTGCATCCGTACATCTTGCATTAGAAAAGAAAGAAGTGCCAGTCATCACAAAAGCGTAGTCCTCAGTAGGCGGAAACTCTTGATACATCAGGCTATCGTCTTTGATGCCCTCAAGCATCTTCCAACGCCACCACGCTATCTGACGAGAATTGATCTCTACGCCATAGAGCTTCTTAATATCACGCACCCACTCTTTTTCTTCACCAGTGAGTTTGCCATCCCAATAGACTTTGTAGGTCTGTCCTTCAGGATCAAGCGAGTACAGCTCATTACGCCACCAGCCACAAAAGATTGCTCTTTGGGTTCTAGCCCGTTTAGCAGTGGTGTACATATCGTGAAACATATTGAACCCCCGTGCCGTACTCTCAAAAGTGTAAAGACGGTCAGGGTTGGTTTCAGCCAATGAAGCCAAGAGGGAAGCTAGTCCTTCTTCATCTCCCCATGAACTGGTTTCCGTTCCATGTAGGTATGTAATAGCCTTGCCACGACCAAGACTTCCTTTAGCTCTAAGTCCAGCGACTTGATAAAAGATACGGCTGCGGTTCTTGAGGGAAAGCTGATTTCGGTTGTGAGCAAGGATCGGGATTTTGAACTCTTTGGGCAAACCATCCATATACATGGCAAGGGTTGTTCGGAACATATCCCGATTTTCTTCCGTATCCGTTGTAAGTGTTCCCTGAAGCCCTGGGTGCATGAAGTGCCAATAGAGATCGAGTGCGAGTGAAATAGTTGTGATTCCAAGTTGCCTTCCTTTCAAGATAACAAAAAAGTGGATGTCATCTTGCAAACCTTTTGCGATTTCGTTCATCACATAGGTTTGAGTACCAAGAAGGTTATCCATCTTCCGTAAGCCTTGCTCTTTAGTTTCAATTTTGAGCTGCTTACAAAAGTAGTAAAAATGTTGAAGGTTAAATTTGCTCATGTACTTGCTGTTCAATCCATAAGTAGGTTGATTTCAAGCCTTCATTTAAAGGTTTTGATGGTGACCAGCCTAACTTTTCTTTAATTAAGCGGTTGTCAGAATTTCTGCCACGAACTCCTAAAGGACCATCAATATGATTTTTATTGATGGTTTTTCCAGCAATCTCAGCCACCATATCTGCCATTTGATTGATAGACACCATCTCATCAGAACCAATATTGAGCGCAATAGTGCAGTTTGATCGCATCAAGCGTAGAGTTCCTTCAATACATTCATCAATGTATAGGAAAGAACGGGTTTGGTTTCCGTCACCCCAAATCTCAATCGAATCACCGTTTTTGGCATAAGCAATCTTACGACAGATAGCAGCAGGAGATTTTTCACGACCTCCTTGCCATGTACCCATTGGACCAAAGATATTGTGGTATCTAGCGATGCGAGCTTGAATACCGTAGTTACGGGCATACGCCATATACAAGCGTTCACTAAATAATTTTTCCCATCCATACTCGCTATCAGGGTTTGCTGGATAAGCTGAATCTTCAGCACAGTTAGGGTTATCTGGATCAAGCTGATTGTGTTCTGGATACATACACGCAGAGCTTGAATAAAATATTCTAAGGTTGCCTGTCTTTAAGCATTGACGCAACACATTTAAGTTAATTGTGGCTGAGTTGTGCATAACATCAGCATCATGCTCACCCGTAAAAATATAACCTGCACCGCCCATATCGGCAGCAAATTGATAAATTTCATCAAACTTTTGGTCAAGAATTTCAGAAACAAAATATTGATGGGTAAGGTTACCAATGACAAATTCGTCAGCATAGGTCTTTGTAAACTCTGGATATTTAAGATCAACTGCCCTAACCCAAAATCCTTCATCCTTTAAACGATTAACCATGTGGTTTCCAATGAAACCGCCACCACCTAAAACGAGCGCTTTTTTCATGTAATGATCCAAGGAAGTTTGTTGTTAAATCTTTTAAACATTTCTTTGTTACCAAGTTCAAAAAATTCTTTCTGAACTCCGCAATGACCGCCAAGTCTAAAGTTAAAAGTATGTTTACCAGTATGGGTAAAGTTTGGGAAAACTTGCTTTGCAGTAGAGTAAAAAATCCTATCGGCTTGTGGGCTAATATTGTTTAGTACTACGCATATTTGTTTAAGCAGTTCAGTTTTCATACCCCACATACACCAGTCAACAAAATGGTGACCAGGTATATTCCAAGTGTCTGAAACTTCGCCTAATGCTTCGCAGTTATCTTCGCAAATAAAGACACCATCTTGATCGTGTATTTTGCGGAAAGAATAAGCCCAATCATATCCTTCCTCAATTTTGTCCATAATGGACTTAACATGGTCTGGATCATACCAATCATCATCATTACAGAAAAAAGTAACATCTTCTGTAATCAAGTGTGGCGCAGCAGCTAACCAGCGTTGCCCAGCCCATCCGTTACCACCGATCTTGTTATCCCAATAACAGACCTTGCAAGTAGGGTAGTTTGTTTTAATTTTTTGAAAGGTCTTTATATCGCCATCACAAAGAATGTAATGAGTTGTTGGGTAGGTTTGCTCCATAACCTTTGCAATGCAATTAAAGAGTTCAACATCTCTTTTCCCGTTGGTCACGGTCACTACGGCTGCGGTTTTCAATTGTGTTTACCTAGTTTTTTGATTTCAAAGTTGGGAAGATCCCAATACGCCACCTTGAGCCTAGCACTGTGGTTCTTGGCTAGGTCAATCAAGGCTTTGTAAGTCATCTCACTAAACCGTTCTTTCCATTCACTGGCAAGAGCAATCTTTTGCTTTTTAGTTCTGCAAGAGAGCGCTCTCATCATCTCGGTTTTGTACATCAACCTTTCTTGGGTTAAACGCTCAATGTCTTGCATCTCCATCCTCTGGTCCATCTAACAAGGACTTGAGGTAAGCGATCTCGCTCTCAGCTTGCATTAACAACTCTGATGACTTGGCATGAACTCGCATTAGCTCATGAAAAATTTGATCCTTTTCCATAGCCCAAATCCGTTGCATATACATCTTCTTGGCTTGGTCATCGGCTTTCTCAATGTACTGAGCTACCGACATTACATTATTGCCATTCATTCCGTTCTCCATACTCGTACCCCTTCCCCGTCTTTTCTAGCGATAAATTTACGACCTAATTGTTTGCCTGTTCTGTAGTTAGCGTTACAGACAATTTGTAGCTTCCCCGTTGGCACAAAGAATGATTCTCCGACTTCCATGACCTTATATGGGTACACATTGCGCTTTTTCTCAGGGGGTATCGGAATATTTTTATCAATTTCAATACTCATGCTATTCTCCTTATATCTTCCATCATCATACACTATCATGATACACACATACAACGAATATCATCTAGGCGATAACCTTATTCATCTCAATTACTTGCGTAAGGTCTGCGCTCAAGAACCCCACCTAGACTTCACCCATCACTGTCACCCTCAGTATCACAGCCAACTACAACCTCTGTGTAAGGATGTTTCTATAGGGCTTGCAGATCTGTCGATCCCACCCGATAGTGTTAACGCTTGGATAGGGAGGGAAAACTATTTCCATAACCATCCTGACCGTGATGATTGGGTGAAATTCCACCTAGCTTGGTTTGATAAGTTATCAGACCTGTTAGAGCTTTCCTCGCCTATAGCTTGTAGGGAAGATTTACTCTTTGAGTACCCCGATTTAAAGGCAAGGGAGTACCCACAATTTGACTGGCTGATTATTAACAGCCCTCCCCAATCAGGGCAGCTTCCCTCCTATAACCAGGCGTGGTTTATAGATAAGGCTAAAGAACTTGCAAATCAGGGCTTAAAAGTCATTACAACCTACCCTACAGGGGTGTGTGAGAGTACTTTAGAGCGCAAAATGACGGTCACTGACATTGGAAATCTGTCACTTTATGTGAATAACATCTTAGGTGTGGATACTGGTCCAATGTGGACTACGCACAACATTTATAACCAAGACAGCGTTTTAACACGCTGTATCTACACCACCGCTGCTAAACCTTACCTATCGAAGAACACGACAGTTCTAGAAAAACTGTAATTTTTTTTGGGGTGGTATCGGAGAGGGGTACGCACCCAACCGAACCCAAACCCAATCACTTGGTCTGAATCGGTATAGATCTATCTGTATCGGTTACTGGTAGCCATTTAAGGTCTATAGATATA